CTATTGGGTTCAGATTCTAAAATTTCTTTAATGATCTTTATAATAAAGTTATTTCTTTCATCAATCTTACAAACATTTGTAATCATAGTGGGAGCCATGAATTGTTTCATTCTTGGATTAAATTTTGACTTAAATAATTTGTGTTGAATCTGATAGGAATATAATTTAACTTTTACCTGATTATTTGGTTCAAATTTTCCTCTGTATTTGATATCGCCTAAAAAATATTTGAATACCTTATCCATATGATCCTTTCTTTCCGGAGTAGCTGACAGACCAAGATAATATGGAGCTTGTACCTTAATTAATGATTTAGAAAATACTTTTGCTCCCAAATGATGACATTCATCATATATTACCAATGGAAATGCTTGAAATAGTTCTCTATCATAATCTTTCATTGATACAGAATGTAACATAGCAACCACAATTTGTTTACCACTAATATCAATTTTATCTTGTCTAATTATACCGACTGATGCATTTGTATATTGATCAATGCGTTCTTTCCACTGATTTAGTAAAAATGTTTTATTAACAACTACCAATGCTCTCAAACCAAGTTGAGTTGCTAAATTAATAGCCAAGACAGTCTTTCCCTTTCCAGGAGGAATAGAAATAATTGATCCACCAAATGGTTTTAATGATTGACTAGGATTTATTATATCTGTACAATATTCTGTTAAAATTGTATCCATAATTTCTTTTTGATAATCACGTAATTGACCATTAAATTTAACATTGGCTCGATCAATATCATTTAGAACAAATTTTATATTTGTTGGAGTAGGTTCGCCAAATTTTTCTATTCCATAATATCTTGGTAAAACAAATTTATCTCCAGCCGCTGTCTCTAAATATATATTAAATGTATCATCTGTTGCAACTTTTTTATAACGTTGATCTACTTCTGGTTCGATTGTTAGATCGTTTTCAATTTGTGCAATTTGATCATCAGTTAGATCAGATTTTTTAATGATATATCCTTGTTTTGTAAGTTTAGCTTTTGTTTTTAGATTTGAACTCATGAGAATAATAATATTTAATAATACTTAATTTCTTAAGTTTCTTAATATATTATTAGGATTTCAATTTTATTGAATAAGAGAATATTATGAATAAGAAAATATTATGAATAGTTTGTTCTGCAAATTTATACAAAATAGCATTTGCTATTAAATTAGGATTATTTGTTTTAAATATACTCGAATTAACATTTTGTGTTGCATTCTTTAATCGATGCATTATGACTTTTTGACTATGATATTCAAGATAACCAAGATTTTCAAGAGATTTAAATGCAATTTTAAATGCTTCTAACTTTGGAGGTAACTTCATAATGATATATGATTAGTTATAAAAAATAAATTAAATATAGTAAAATAATGAAATTTTATTCAATTTTTTATTTTTTTGTCTTTAATAATTAAAGTTAACTGTATTATTTTTTATGATCAATAAATTAAAATATATTATTAATATATAAAATGTCAACTAAAACTATTCAAAATTTTATAAAAAAATCAGATAATATTTTAACTAATAAAACTTTTACAAATATGTCATTATTTGTATTGGTTACCTACATTAGTTTTGTTTTACCTAATTTATTACAATCAAATGTATCCTATACTAATAAAATTATTGATCTTTTCAAAAATACTTTTTTTAAAATTATTATGTTGTTATTTGTTGGTTATTTATCTCAAATTAATCTTAAACTTTCCATTATTTTAATGATCGCTTTATTTATGTCATTTGATGCAGTTACTAGATTTGAAATAGAAAATCATCTTAAACAAAAAATAATGATTGATCTTAAAGAAAATAAAAATAATAGAGAATTAAAATTACATTTGTCTAAACCTGATTCTTCTAAATCTGTTAGATCTAAAATAGTTTCATCCAAATCAGTTTCTTCTAAAACAGTTTCATCCAAAACAGTTTCATCCAAAACAGATTCTTCTAAAACAGATTCTTCTAAAACAGATTCTTCTAAAACAGATTCTTCTAAATTATTAAACACAAAAATAGATGAAGAACCATTTATAGATTATGATAATAATTCATTTGTAGACTCGGATATGGAATATGTTGAACAATATACAAAAAACAATGTTTCAAATAATGTTTCAAATAATGATAATTTTAATAATGATAATTTTAATAATAATAATTTTAATAATGTATCTAATAATGTATCTAATAATGTATCTAATATTGATAATTTTAATAATGATATTGGTTCGGAAAATTATTCTTCAATTAATAATTTTGGTGCATTAATTTAATTTAAATTTATTTTTTATTATGATCTTTAAAGATATAATAAAAAATATTTTTTAAGAAGATATTAGTTGGTAATAATTTTTAATCTTTAATATAAAATGACTAAAATATAATTTTATATTAAGATATTATATAAGGAAATCGAATGAATTCAAAAAAATTTTGTATAGGATTACAATGTTATAATAAAAATGATTATGAAGAAGACATTAAAACTGAAAATAAAATATATGTTAAAAAAACCGGTGAAGTAATAGAAAAAGATGCGATAGAAGGGTGTCCTAATTTTGGTATATATCCAACAATAATACCTCATAAAGAAAGAGTAGTCGCAATCGGTGATATTCATGGTGATATGGAACTTGCAATAAATTTTTTAAAAGCAGCAAAAGTAATTGAAGAGATAGATATGCAACATTTATTATCAGAATTAAATGAAACCACAATAGAAGAACATTTAAAAAAACTAGTTATAAATCGTAATTCACCATTGGATTATTCACCATCGGATTATTTACAATTGGATTATCCACCACCATTGGATTTTTTAGATGAAATTAATAAAAAACATTCATATAATGATATTTCATATCACATAAAAAATCAAGTTGAAGTTGTTTATAGATATTATAAAATAGGTAATGAATTTTTTGTTAAAATTGTACAAGAAGATAATAATCCTCATCATATTCGCAGACCACAAAATTATGTCTGCAGAAAGTCAAATTATGATCGTTTTTGTGATAATAGTAGATGGTTTAGATGGATAGGTGGTTCATCTTATGTCGTTCAAGTTGGTGATCAAATAGATAGATGTAGACCATGGGATGGACGTGGATGTAATATGCCAGATACAACATATATGGATGAAGATTCTGATTTAGAAATAATGTTATTTTATGATAGTTTGGATAGAATTGCACAAGAAAAGGGCGGAAGATTATTTAGTTTATTGGGAAATCATGAAATAATGAATGTTAAAGGTGATATGCGATATGTATCATACAAAGGATTAAACAATTTTTCGATAGTAAATAATGATGATGATAATTATAAAAAAGTAAAAAATGGTAGACTTAATAGAATAAGCAAATTCAAAGAAACTATTTCAAAGAAGATGTCATGTACTAGATCAACTATTTTAATTATAGGTGATTATTTATTTGTCCATGGTGGTATTGCAATTAATTTAGCCAAAGACTTAAAAGTCATAGAAGTTAATTCCTTGATTAGAAAATTTTTATATGGATCATTAATACATTCTAATGATTTACAAAAATTATTGGAGTCTTCTAAATATTCACCACTCTGGTACAGAAAACTCGCTTACATTGGAGAAGATGAAATTGATTACAATAATAAACCTAAACAAAATATTAAATGTAAAACATTATATGAACCAACTGTTGCCGAATTTAATAAAAAAAATGCAGCAACCATTTCAACTGAACCAACTATCAATATCAAAGGAATGGTTATCGGTCATACGCCTCAATTTACTGTATTCGGAAAAGGTATTACTACTGCTTGTGCCAATCGAATAATTAGAGTCGATGTTGGCGCGTCTGCTGCTTTTGATAATATAGCAAAAAGAGACATAGCGAGAGAACCACAAGTTATAGAAATTTTAACAAATTTGGAAACAAAAGAATCAACTGTTAAAATTTTAAAACACTAGATTAGATTTAAAAAATAGTTTGAACATAATTCAATACAATGTTAATATTGTATTAAATTATTTGAATTATTATGAGGGGTATTTATTTATTTTTTGGCTTTTAATTTAGCATATTCAGCAGTCCATTTGGATTTGTTATCATCAAAACTTTTAATGGACTTTTTAGTAATCTCTTGGATTGGTGCATTTGCGTTAGCTTTTTCTTTCATAATTTCATCTCTAACAGCTTTAGCTAATTTGAAGAGTTGTGGTGTGTGGCCCAATGAGGCAGCCATATGTTTGACTAATTTTTGGAATTCTACAAGTTTTTCAGGGAGTTCTCTCTTTGCTTTTGAACCTTTTGAACCTTTTGAACTTTTATTAGATCCCTTCTTTTTCTTTCCACCATCTTGGGCAGTATTTAAGGTATTGGGAACATTAGCTTTTTTTGGGTTACCAATAAAAGCTTCGATAGAATCAGACATAGTGTTTGAGTGGAGTGATTTTGATCTAGATGATTTTTTTGATCCTTTCTTTCTACGACCACCCATCATTTCAAGATCATTCACATTTTTGTTAGCTCTTTTAGAACCTTTTTTGGAACCAGCTTTCTTGGAACCAGCTTTCTTTGATCCTTTTGAACCGGCACGAGCAGCAGCGGTAGCTCTTTTAGAACCTTTTTTGGAACCAGCTTTCTTTGAACCAGCTTTCTTGGATCCTTTTGAACCAGCACGGGCAGCAGCAGTAGCTCTTTTAGAACCTTTTTTAGAACCAGTTTTTTTTGATCCAGCTTTCTTAGATCCTTTTGAACCAGCACGAGCAGCAGCTGCTCTTTTAGAACCTTTTTTAGAACCTTTTTTGGTTCCGGCTTTTTTTCTGCCAACAACAGCGCCTCCAGTTTGTTCAGTGAATAAACTAGAAGTATTCATGTTATTTTTGATTGCATTATAAAGATTTGAAGAAAGAGATTCAATGGCGGAGGATTCGGTATCCAAAACATTTCCATTGTTTAGATTAATACTTTCACTATAAGCAGACATTATAATATATATTATATTATTATATTTTTTTCTCTAGAAGAAAGAAAAAATTGATTAAAAATTGATAATATTTGAATTAAATATAAATACTATACATATAATTAATTATTATTATATCATTATTTAAATGGGCGTACCTGGTTTTGTAGCATGGTTGTATCATAACCATAAAAAAACAAATTTTATTTTTAAACAATTATTAAAGTCAACCGTCATATACAATGACGATAAAATTGATAATATTGATCTGGATTTTGATCTTGAAGCTCAGCGTGTTGATTCGATTGATCATTTATTAATTGATACAAATTGTTTAATTCATCCTCAAGCTAGACAAGTATGTTTAGATAATCCGAATTTAGTTGAATCTAATCTTGAATTACTTGAAAAAAAAATTATTAAACAAGTTATTACATATATTGAACTCTTGATTGAACAAACTAAACCAACTAAATCTATTTATATCGCAGTTGATGGAGTGGCACCAATGGCTAAAATTAAACATCAACGATTAAGAAGATTTAAATCTGTATATGATCGAAAAATATTTGAATCATATGCAAAAAAATATAATAAAGTATTACCAAAAGAATGGAATACCTCTGCAATCACACCTGGAACAATTTTTATGGATAAATTAATGAAATCTCTTCTATCATGGATTAGAACAACAAAATTTGATTGTAAAGTAGTATTCTCTTCATCATATACTCCAGGTGAGGGAGAACATAAATTACTTCAATATATTAAAAATTCAAATATTAAAGATGATCAAATAACTGTAATTTATGGTTTAGATGCTGATCTTTTATTCTTGTCATTAGCAGCAGAGAAGAAAAATATTTACTTAATGCGCGAGACTAGTCAAATGGAAATAGATGGATCACATTTTGCCGAAGGATTTAGTTATCTCTCTAT